CAGGCGGATCACCCACTGGTGCAGCGGTCCGGCGCAGTCCCGGTATCGCTGCTCGGTGCCATCCACAAACCGCACCACTTGGTTCTGGAACTTGACCGCTTTTGTCGCCGGATACTGTGCGACGGCGCTGGTTTTGAGGATTGGGAATGATGCCATGTCACAGATCGCTGATTACATCGTTGACTGAGCTCATGTTCAACATCGCACTGCGTACCGCCTGCGCGATGTCGGCGCTGCGGTCCAGAATGGATTGCGCATCCATCGCCTGTATATTCAGCGTCATTTGCGGTGTCGCTGTTGCGCTCTGCCCGGCGCTGCTTCCAGTTCCTCCGGTTGAAGAGCCACTGGCTCCCGAGGAACCCGCTGCGGTCGAGGCCGGCAATGCCGTATCGGCCAGCCGCGGCATCCCCAACTGGTCGTAGTCCGCCGCCGCCAGTCCATTCGGCGTATCCGCGCTTACAAAGTCGATGGATGAGGGCGGCTGGTACTTCTCGAGCTGAGGCGGAGCGGCGCTGCCCCCTCCGAACAATCCCATGAGCCCACTTACCAGCGGAACAATCCCAAGCCCGCCCTCCAGGAATGCCGTCAGCGCGGATTCGATCGTGCTCCCAGCCCCGCCTGTGCTTTGCGCGCTCTCCGCGCCGCCTTTAGCGCTCGTGCCCATCGGAGTCGCTGCGTAACTCTGGCCTCCTCCATCGTCGCTCGTCGGCCCGAACGCCGCGCCCGAGACGGCTTCCGCCAATGGGGCGCCGCTCGATTCGGCGACCTGGTCCGCGGCAGGCGTCTCCGGGACATTCGTTCCGGCCGCCTCCCTGAAGAATCTAAGAAGCTCCTCTTGCGTTGTGCTGCTCATGCTTGATTTCCGCCGCGAGTTCCTTTTCCAGAATGGCGAACGCTTCTACCTGTCGCGCGGTGAGCTGCTCTTCGTTCATCAGGCCCAACCGCCTTCGAATGAAAAACTCCTCTACCGTCGTTTGGCTCTCCGCCGAAATCAACGACCTGGGACAGGTTGCCAGGCTCACCCCCCTGCGCGCCCACACCGGCGCCCCGCCCACGGCGCGCACCGCCGGCAGCCAGCCGCACCTGCGCTTCGCCTCCAGGCCGGACTTCCGGCAAACGTCGCACCTCCACCCGGCCTGTTTGGAGAATTGAAAGTGGAAGGCGACAATCAGTTTTTTCGTTCTGCCCCGCTCAGGCCCATTTCGGCTTTAACGGCCGCCAGCGCTTCCCGAAACAGGTCCTCAGGTCCGCTGTCCGCCAACGTCGCTGGGGTTGCCGCCGCCCCATCCACTTCCAGACCGGCAACCTCCACCAGGCCCCACATCAGGTACAGCCGGTTGACCTCGACCTGGACCAGCGTCGAGTCCATTCTCTCGCCCGGCTCCCGGCCCGCCTCCAGAAACTCCATGCGCCGCGCCAGTTCCCGAACCTGCCGCATTAGCTCAACGCGCCGCGCAAAAGACATTCGCGCGATGCGAAACCTGACTCCCGGCGCTATCTTCGACTCCACATCCTTCACGCTCTCGTAAGTCATGCCTATCCAAACGCGATCGCGATTTCGTTGTCCACCGTGCCCTGCGCCCGGGACGGCTTGAACACCCATTGCAGCCGGTTCGCACTGTCATCGAATTGCGGAACCTCTGGAATTACGCGTTGCAAGTACACGCCCATCACCTGGCCCTGCAATTGACCAAGTTGGAACATCACGCTGATCGGCGTCTGCTGCCGCGCCGCCTGATACAGCGCCGGTGTTGCGCTGTCGGTCTGACTGTAAAGCCCGATCGACGCCTGCACAGTTCTATGTCCCGGTGAGATCGCTTGCGGGAGGCTGAAACCAAATTCCCGCGACCGGGTATCCAACCCGTTCTTCAGCACGACCGACGCTTCCGTCACCGTGAAGAACTGCGCTGGTGTTGTTCCCAGCCATGCCTCGCCCAGGTTGCCGGGCACGATCGAATAGTCGAATGCATCGATCCCCGGTTCCATCGGATAGCTCGTCAAATTACCCTGCCCGGCCGTGAAGCTGGCGCTGTCCAGCACATCCTGCGCCACTCCGCTGAAGTGGAACTCGTGAAAATCGCCGTCGATTTGGATCTCCATCTGATCCACCGCGGCGCCGCTCAGGATTCTCTGCACCGCGCTGGCCGGATCCCAGTAATCGAACACGCTGGCGCTCGGCAGCTCCGTCGCTGGTTGGTAAGTCACTGCCGCACCGATGGTAGTTCCACTAGCCGGGGCAGCGGTGAACGGCGCGTTGATCTGCACCGTGTTGGCGTCCACAATCACCGTCACAAACCGTATTTCGCCCCCGCTGGCAACCGCTTGGTTGACGTTCAGACCGTGAGACGTTGCAAAAGCCAGCGTGGTGTTCGAGTACGATGCCACCATCCCGCCGTTGAAGAGCAGTGGCGCCGCGCCCAATGCCGCCTGAAACAATGGCCCGTATGCCGGACCTCCCGCTGCGGACTGCCAGCTCGTCATGTACGTCTGTAGTTCGAAATTCGTGCGGCGCCGGCCGCCCGCCGGCAGCCCGGGAAACGTCCGGCTTCCCGTCTTGTCCTTCCGGTTGGTGACCTCTAACTGCTGCTGCACGGTCAGCTTGAGCGCCGGTATCCGGTTGCTTGCTGCGATTGCCGCCACGCTGCCATACGCGCTTTCCAGCGCCGCGTAAAAGCGGTTTGCGTTTGAGGAAATGTAAGAAGCCATCTTAGTTAATGCTCACTCCAATCTCGAATGTCACTTTGGCCGTCTGCACGAAGTTAGTTCCCCCGCTCTTGACGGCGCCGAACGTAACCTGATATCCGCCCGCATAGTACATCCCACAACCCCAGTCTCCGCGGCTGGAATCCAACGTCTGCATCACGGCGCTTGTGTAAAGCTCCAGCGTGTCTTGCAACCCGTCCAACCGGTCTTGGGAATGCCGCACTTCAATCGCCATCTGGGAAATCCCCGAAAAGGTTCGGAATTTCTCCACCAGTTGGTTCGCGATTTTCTCGCAGTAGACGTTCACCGCCGGGTACGTCACGGCCGTCGCCCGCTCCACCAGTTCGAGGGCCACGTTCTCGGGCGTAATCTGCGCCGTCCCGAGCGGCGCAACGGTTGTCGCGCCGCTCAGCAGCAGGGCCTCCAGGTTGAGATTCACGCCGCTGGGCCCCGTCAGCAACTGCACGGTCTTGGCCGTGACCGTGTTTCCTATCGTTGTCGGCATCAGCCCCTCTGTACGATCCGCGCCAGCGCCTGCACATAGCTTGGAGCTTGTCCGTTCCCCGGCTTGCGTCCCGTCGCGCTGATCCACACCGGCTGTACCCAGGCCGCCCCGACCCCGAGTGGCGGGCTGTTTTGCAGCGCCATACTGTCTGGGTCCATGCCGACGTACACGTTCCAGCCGGTGGCGTTCGCCGGCGCCGGCCCGAGTTTCGCCGAAAACGAGCTGGACGCTGTCGTAATCGCCGCTGGAATCGCGCTCGCTCCTTCTTCGTTCACCCGGTTCACCCAGGCTGCGGTCACGTAATAGATGTTGTCTGGCAGACTACCAGGCGCTGCCGCCAGCGCGGGCGTCGCCGCCCGCGGCACCGGTATCGACGCCATCCCGGTTCCAGTCTCAATCAGCCGCTCGCGATATTCGACGGCCGTCTGCTGGAATTGGTCGCGCTTGCCCATGTACCGGTCGTTCAGTTGGCTGCTGTACGCATCGCTGTATACCAGCTCCAGCGTCCGGTAGGCGAACCACAACTTGAGTGCCGTTGTCACCACCACGTTTTCCAGGCTCGGCTTTCCCACTGCCCAAATCGGGCGATCCGCGGCGCTCATCCTCTTCAGCAACGCATCGAGGTCCAGACCGATTTCTTCGTGGGCCAGTTCCAGCTTGCGCGTCACATCGATCCTCTCGGTGCTGGCCACACTCGCCAACTGCGAGTCCAGCCCCGCTAACTGTTCAATGCTGGAAGGAGGTCCGTCCGTGAATAGTGCCATGCGTTTATGCCTGGTTCTTGGCGCGCTTCCCCGCGTCCTGGATTCTGTTCCATTCCGCCACTGGAAGGAACGTCATCTGCACCTTGGCCGCCGCTGTGGCTTCGTCCGCCGCCTGTTTGGCTTTGGCCCGCGCCTCGCGAAATGCCGCCGCGTCCGCTTCCTTCGCCAGCCGCGCTGTTCCTTCCACAATCAGCTTCGCAGCCAGTGCCGGCGTCACTTCTGTCAGCCTGCCCGCGGTTCCCCCGTCGGGCGTTTCGCAGCTCTCCACCACCGGAAATGGGTCGGCGATCTTCGCTTGAGTGTCCCGTATCTTCTGGTAGTACAGTCTCAGATCCATCCCACTCTCCTCGCAACTCGGTGCGGGCCGGCCGCCCTGCTACTCGGCCGCTGGCCCGCTTCCCGGCTCCGCCTCGTTAGGTGTTTACCTGCACGCCACATGCGTTGCGTAGCACGCCGCATCCGTACAACACATCCACCGTGAACTGCTGCGCCAGCGTGTTCGGCTGGTAGCTCATGACTACCCGCATGCCGAAGTTGCCCAGTTCGGCGTACTCGGCAATCGCTCCCGTTCCCGGGAGAGGTTGCGGTAGCCGGCGAACCACCAGGCCGATCGCGTCCCGCGTGAACGCCAGGTTGTGCGTGTTTGCCGGGCTGCTTGTCTTCGGCACGAATTGCGAACGGAACACGTAGAAGTCTTTGTACTTGCCGATCGTCCCGTCAATCAGTGCCGTCAGGCCGGCCGCGCCCGCCGTCTGGAACTCTTCGAACAGTGGAATCTGCCTCCAGGCCGAATACGCCGCTGAGTCCACAACGATGTATTTCGGTTCGCTGGGGGGCACCTTGGCCAGGAACAGAGCTGTTTCCGCCGCGTCTACCGTGGCTTCGGTCAGCGCCGTGCCCGGCGTCCCTACCGGCGTGTTGGTCGTGAAACCCGCATACAGGTTCAGCAGGTTGGTTTCGATACTCTGCGCGATCGCCGCCACTGCCGGCTGCATGTAGATCTTCAGCAGATCCGGCACCGCCAGAACCTTCGTTACGTCCGGAATCTGGAAAGTCGCTTCCGCGTGCGTGTTCAGCACGATCTGCGCGTTGCCCAGACTCGGGTTCTGTAGCGTAACCGTGCTGCCGTCGGCGATGTTGTTGGCTACCAGCGTCGGCGGTATCGGCACGTTCACCGTATCGCCGGCGTTTGCCAGCACTGGTTCGTAATCGCGATTCACCAGGTTGCCCATCACCAGGTTTCCTACCAGCACCGGCAAAGCGTCCGCCGCTACCAGCTTCACAATCGCGCTCGCGACGTTACTAGTTGTAATTGCTCCCATTCTTTCTCCTTGGTTTGTACTTGCCGGCCTTTGGCCGGGTTATATCTGCAGACCCTTTAAGGTCTGCGACGCCACGCGCACGATTTCCTCTCGTACTCGCCGCATGTCTTCCGCGCTCATGCCCGGCCGGATTCGGTCGATCGTCACCGCTTCGCCTCCGCCCGCCGGACTCTTCAGCATCCCTGCCATTCCGCTTCCCCCGGGAATGCGCGCCGGCAGA